TTTCCAGTAAAACGACGAACAAAGTAGCCCCTATGGTCAAAGAATGGGCCGACATGGTATTGTTCGCGAACTATAAAACGCTTCTGGTAGACGATAAGTCCAATATGGGGGCAAAGAAAAAGGCTGTCGGCGGGCAACGTGTCATGTACACCTCTCATACCACGTTTGCTGATGCGAAAAATCGCTTTGGGTTGGCGCCGGAATTACCTTTTGAGTACAAAGAAATTGCGCATGTCGTACCGGATCCGAACCAAAAAACAAACAATAGTAAGATGCCGGAGACCATAGAGGAAGCCGAATCTTCGGTCGAATCGATTCCGGAAGAAACCGCTCCTGTAAAACAGGATCCTCTCCGGAGACAGGTACAGGATCTGATGAAAAGGGATGATGTATCCTCAGAAGAGTTACAGGCCGCTGTCGCCGCCAAGGGATATTTCCCTAAAGATATGACGTTAGAACAGTATCCCGATGATTTTGTGGAAAATGTGTTGATCGCTGCATGGTCTCAGATCCATGCATTCATTACAGAAGCAATCAAAGTTCCGTTTTAAAGGAGGAAGAAATTATGGCATTTGAGAACATGGGCAAGGACGTAGCGTTTGAGGAGGAAAATCAGGCGTTGGAATGGGATTCCACGATAGAGAACGAAGGCGGCAATTCCTTCCGTCTTCTTCCGGAAGGAGAATATCCTTTTACAGTGGAGAACTTCGACCGGGTGAAGTTCCCCGGCAGCGAAAAGATGCCGGCTTGTTGGGAAGCAGACCTGAATATCTCCGTACATGACAAAGAGGGCGACGTGGAAATCAGGGATCGTTTGTTCCTGACGAAAAAAACGGAGTGGAAGCTTAGCCAGTTCTTTATCAGCATTGGCTTAAAAAAACCGGGGGAGCCGTTAAAAATGAACTGGAACCAGGTCCCGGGCGCTCGTGGGCGGTTAGTAATCAAACATCGCAAGGGAACCGGACAATATGCAGACAAAGAATACAATCAGATCGATAAATATGTAGAACCGGCTGCTCCTGCAGTCACATCGAAATATACTGCCGGCAAGTTCTAAAGGAGACACTTTTATGGGATTAAGGCCATATCAGCAAGAGGCCTGTGATGCAATCCTGGGAGAGTGGAAAAAGGGCAATCGAAAAACATTGCTGGTATTGCCTACAGGTACCGGCAAAACGGTTGTATTTTCAAAAGTTGCCGAGGACCGAGTCAGGAATGGGCAGCGTGTCCTTATCCTGGCTCACCGGGGCGAATTGTTAGAGCAGGCCGAAGCAAAGATACAAAGTTTTACAGGGTTAGGTTGTGCATTAGAAAAGGCAGAGGTAACGTCTCTGGATTCTTTTTACCGGATCACGGTGGGTAGCGTACAGACGATGATGCGACAGTCCCGACTGATGGATTTTCCTTCTGATTTCTTTGGAACCATTATTGTGGACGAATCTCATCATATTTTAGCGCAAAGTTATCAAAACGTGCTGAACCATTTCCCCGCCGCCGATGTGTTGGGTGTGACTGCTACACCCGACCGCAGCGATCGAAAGAATTTAGGCGCATTCTTCGATTCCCTGGCATATGAATATACGTTGCCGCAGGCGATCAAAGAAGGTTATCTTTGCCGGGTCACGGCCCAAACGATCCCTTTGAATATAGATATCAGTCGTGTAGGAACGTCTGCCGGAGACTATAAAGCCGGTGAGTTGGGCGAAGCGTTAGATCCCTATCTGGAACGCATCGCTGATGAAATGCTGAAATACTGTCGAGACAGAAAAACCGTCGTTTTTTTGCCTTTGGTGGCCACGGCCAGGAAATTTAAACAGATCCTGCAAAGCAAAGGTTTTAGTGCCGCAGAAGTGAATGGAACTTCCAAGGACCGATCGGAAGTCCTTCAGGACTTTGAGGCTGGCCAATACAAAGTGTTGTGTAACGCCATGCTGTTGACTGAAGGATGGGATTGTCCGTCTGTGGACTGCATAATTTGCTTGAGGGCCACGAAAAGCAGAAGCCTCTATTGCCAGATCGTGGGCAGAGGGTTACGCCCGTCACAGGGTAAATCTGACTGTTTGCTGTTGGATTTTTTATGGCAGACTGAAAAGCATGAACTGGTGCGTCCTGCGCATCTGATCGCCAAGTCGGAAGAAGTGGCGGGTAGGATGACAGAGAAGCTTACCCAAGGCGGCGTTTTTGATCTGGAAGACGTAGAAAAAGAAGCGCAGCAGGATGTCATTGCTGAGCGGGAGATGGCATTGGCGGCGGAATTAAAAGCCATGCGGCACAGAAGAGCCAAACTGGTGGATCCGCTGCAGTATGAGATGAGCATCATGGATGAGGACCTGGCGAACTGGCAGCCATCGTTCGTATGGGAGATGGGACCCGCATCCGAAAAACAGCTGAAAACATTAGAAAAATTCGGTATTTATACCGAAGCGGTCGAGAACGCCGGTAAAGCAAGTATGTTGTTGGACAGGCTGATCAAGCGAAAGGAAAGTGGGCTTACTACACCAAAACAAATAAGATTTTTGGAGAACAAAGGGTTTAAACATGTTGGTACATGGTCTTTTAATGCTGCCACTACTATGATAGGCCGCATCGCGTTAAACCACTGGATGATACCTTCAGGCATTAATCCGGAAACATATCAGCCGGAGGTATAAAAAGTGAATGACAAAACAGAATTCGATTTGACCCCATTACTGTCATATATTGACTGCTCACGGTTAAGCTATCAGGAATGGGTTAATATCGGTATGGCCTTGCAACATGAAGGATATCCTTGTTCTGTATGGGAAGAATGGAGTCGGTCTGACGGAGAAAGGTACCATCCGGGGGAATGTCAGCGAAAATGGCAATCCTTTTTGGGAAATCCCCGGCCTGTTACGGGCGCCACCATCACACAGTTGGCCAAACAGGGAGGCTGGAAACCAAAATCAAAAATTGAAAATAATGAGCCTTTATCCTGGGACGATACAATCAACGATGAGCTTGTCGTTGTGGATACACATTACGTCCAGGAAGAAGAAATCAGAGAACCTGGCAACTGGAATCCGGTAGACGAAGTGATCCGGTATCTTAAAACCTTATTCAAGCCGGAAGATAAGGTTGGTTTTGTCATGGAATCATTTCAACGAAAAGACGGGAAATGGTCTCCGCGAAATAAAGGTTCTCATAAAGATACCGTGCAACAAATTATCGACAGGCTCAAAAAATACAACGAGATTGGTTATGCCATTGGAGACTACAATCCGGAAGCCGGGGCATGGGTTCGTTTT